ATCGCCTTGGCGCGAACTAGTGCATTACTGGTTCCCGCCCCAGCCGTCCAGCTGGCACAGGTAGCCCCCGTGGCAACAGTGGAACCAGAACCGAAAACGAAGGTTCTTTCTGAAGCAGACTTGCGGATTGCAAGCGAGCAGCAGACGGTACAAAACGCTAGGCGTCAGACACCCTCAGGATTGAATGACCGCGTGTCTTCATCCAACGGAGCAGCACCCGTGAGCGACCGTTCTCTGACCCTGGCTGAAGTTGACAAGATGTCCGCTGATGAATACGGCAAGCGGGTCAAACAAGACCCAACGTTTCTAGCGACTGTGGATAGGCTTGAAAAAGAAGCCCAGGCACGTCGAGCAGCGAGGCGAAGTTAACTTCTTCATGACTAGAAGGTAACCGTTATGAGTTTTTCTCCCGCAGGCAATCAGTTATCCAACCTGCCCCAGAGCACTGTGAAGTATTACGACAAACGTTTCCGCGAGAATCTTAAGGCGCAGACCCCGTTCGTCCGTTGCTCGCAGCGTCTTGACCTCCCGAAGAATTCGGGTAACCAGTACGAAATGTTCATGTACGTTCCGTTGGCCGCTCTGACAACCCAGACGACCGAAGGCACCGTGGGCAGCTCGTTGAGCGTGAACGTTCTGAATACCACCGCGACCATTGGTGAGTACGCAGATTACGCGAACTTCTCCAGCTTGTCCCTCGCTACCGCCATCGACAACACCGTCGAGAACGTTGCGAAGGAACTGTCTTACCAGCTGGGCGAGTCGTTGTCCGCTCTGGTACGTGCGACCGCAGACGGTGCGAACAGCATCGACTCCAGCGTCTTGATTGAGCTGGCCGCTTCGGCCACGAATAGCTTCACCGCTCTGAGCTTGTCTCAGATTCGTAACAGCGTTCAGTCTTTGGCTGGCCGCTCTGTGAAGCCGTTCATGAAGGATATGTTCGTAGGCGTCATTCACCCCTTCGCCCTTGGCGACGTGTTGGCTGACAACTCGAACGATTCCCCCATCGACATCCTGAAGCACACCGCTCAGGGTCAGATGACCATGGACGAATTGGTGAGCACCGACCTCGAAGGCAGCGTTGAACTGCCGTCTTCTGGCGTCAGGTTCTTCCAGACCAACCTCGTCACGCAGACGATTAACTACCAAGGCGTGACAGGTCTCACCGCTCTGCGAACTTATATTTTCGGGCAAGATGGTATTTTCTCCATCAACCTGGGAGCGCAGAACGATACGACCTTCGGTGAAGGTCAATGGCAGAACATTAAGTGCAACGTGGTGCAGAACGCCGCACCGACGGTAGCCGACCCTGAAGGGCTCATCCCTGGATGGACGTCTTACCGCGTGCACTTCACGACTTCGCTGGGTCCTGATACGACCATCCGCATTCGTGAGATTGACGCCGCGAGCGCCATCAGCTAATAGATTTGAGATTCGGGCGAGACAGGAGTAATCCTCTCGCCCGCCTCATCTTCTGATAGCTCCGCTTCGGCGGAAGAAAGGCTTTTCATGCCAAGTTCTAATCCTACGACTGGTCTCGGCGTAGCGGCATACGTCCACGTTAGCGGCGTAAACGTGACTCCCGCAGGCGGGCTCACAGGCGGACCCACGAATGACCCCATCGGGCCTTCGAGCGGTTTTCCGCAAGGTCAAGGCACTGGCGCAGTGCCGTCTACTGGACATCCAGTAGCACAGTATGCTCTGACTCTTAGTCTGAGTGGCGCTACGGTGAATGGGGTGACGTATAGCCCTTCAGCCGAATTGGTCGCCTCTGTGGTCGACGTCGCGAACACCGCTCAAACGGGTTCGTACGAAGTCGACGCAGTGTGGGAAGCGTATTGCGCTCCCGCTCCTGGCACCGAAGGTTGGTATCGCCCGAATAACTTCGGAGCGGTCGGAAAGAGCCCTGCTTACAACGCCACCGTTGTGATTCTCGGCGCTCCGTACGGAACCTACGACGCTGACGTTGTCGTGACTGCTAACGCGGTTGGACAATGCATCGTTGAGGCTCAGTGGCCGACGTTCGACAACGACCTGGGTGATAACGACGGCTATAACAAGCCCGAGCAAACCCCCATCATGATGATTTACGCGCAGATTGTGGTCACGGTCATCGCGTAACATCCTACCTCTGGCTTAAGCACCCAGAGCAAAAACTCGAAGCGGGCTGTCTGTCACGATTGCAGCAGCCCGTCTTCATTATGGAGGATTATGGCGAACTCATCGATGCGTAAAGGTGGTCAGAATTTTAATCTCGTCCAGCTCGCGAAAGAGTGGAAGCCGCAGGGAGACCCAAATGCCAGCAGGGTATGTGAAAATACGCGACAAGTTCCTAGAGCACAAAGACCCGAAGACGGGCAAAACGATGTCGCTCAAGAACGCTAAGAAACACGCCGCGATGATTTGGAACGCAACGCACGCGGGCACAGGACAGACTGTCGGCAAAATAATACCCAAAAC